AAAGATTAGAAGCTGAAGAAAAGAAAAGAAAATCTCGTTTTGCTAAAGGAGTCATTGGAATGAGATCTCTATTTAGTAGAGCTGGTGGCAGAGGATTTTATTCAGAAGGGAAAGAAATTGAGTAGTAAAGGTGGAACATCTTCATCTAGCAAAGGTGGAATGTCAAACAAATCTGCAAAAACAAATGCAGTAGTTCAAGGAATTAGAGCTGATAAATATGCTCAAGAAAAATTAGGTATAAGTGGACCTAATATTATGAATACACCAGCTGGTCAAGTAGTAACAAAAGGATTTACATCTTCAACAGTATCTAATCAAATGTATGGTAGTGAATACCAAGCTGCAAGAGGAGAATATTTATCATCTCAAGGATTAGCAACAGCAAGAACAGTTACAGATGCTACTGGGAAAACTTATACAACATATGATCCAGCTATTAAAAGAGATGGAAAACTTGTTTATACAAATGAAAGTAGAGGAGCTATGGAAGCTGCTAAAAGAGAGCCTATACCTCTATCAAGAGAAATGTATGAATCTCAACAAAAAACTAAATTAGCATTTGGTGCATTAGCAACAGCTGCATCAGGTATGACTGCGTTTTTTAGTTCAGCTTATTTATCTAATAAAGCAACACCTTATTCTAAATATGTTCAAAACTTTTATGATACTGCTAATAGAAGTAAAACAACAGCAGTACCAGTAAGTAGTGGTGGAAATGGTGGTAGCACAACTACCAGTAGTAACTCTACTTCAGTTCAAGATTCTACAGCAGTAGCTCAAAGAGCTAAGAAATCTTATCGTGGAGCTTTAAGTGGTGAAACTGGAGCAATTACTGCTAACAGAGATCCTTTTTTAGCTAGAGCTGATAAAACAATTAGAGGAGCTATGGTATAATGCCTTATATTCCAACAGCAGAACAAGAAGAAGTTAATTATTCTAATAGCGATCCTAAAGTAATTTCATTCTTAAAAAAATTTAAAGAAGCTGAACACATCTTTGACCATTGGAAAGATAAATACGAAGAAGCATACGAATATACTATGCCTCAAAGAGAATCTTTCTATGAAGAAACGATTGGAGAAAGAAGAACTGACAAGATCTTTGATGAAACAGCAGTCGTAGGTATTCAAGAATTTGCTTCTCGTTTACAAGCTGGAATGGTTCCAACTTATGGTCGTTGGGCTAGCTTACAATCAGGTACAGAAATACCAGTAGATGCTAAGCCACAAGTAGACGAACAGTTAGATGCTATTACAGAATATATATTTGAAGTATTAGGTGGATCTAATTTTAATCAAGAAGTCCATGAAGCATTTATGGATCTTGCTATTGGTACAGCAGTATTATTAGTAGAAGAAGGAGATAGTATTAATCCTATTAACTTCCAAGCAGTACCTTTACCAAGAGTAGTTTTAAATAATGGTCCAGATCAAAAAATAGATCAAATCTTTAGAACAAGAACAATGAGGTATGATAGAGTTCTTGTTACCTATCCTAAAGCTATCTTATCACCAGAGATGATGAGAAAAATGGAAGAAAACCCAGCTGCAAAAGTTAAAATTGTAGAAGGTGTTTATCGTTTATACGACAAGCCTAATGAAGAAAGATATAAATACTGTGTTGTTTGTATGAATCATAAAGAAATGATTTATGAAAAAGAACTAAGTGGTATTGGTTCTAATCCCTATATTGTGTTTAGATGGAATAAAGCATCAGGAGAAGTTTATGGTCGTGGTCCAATATTTAATGCTATGGCTGCTATTAAAACTACAAACCTAACAGTAGAATTAATTTTACAAAATGCTCAAATGAGTATTTCAGGCATTTATACTTTTGAAGATGATGGTGTTATTAATCCTGATAATATTAGTTTAGTACCGGGAAGTCTTATCCCTGTAGCTCCTAATAGTAGAGGTTTACAAGCATTACCAGCTGCTGGTAGATTTGATGTTGCTCAATTAATATTAGGTGATATGAGAAACAATATTAAGAAAGCTCTTTACATGGAAAGTTTAGGTAGACCTGAAGGAACACCTATGTCAGCCACAGAAGTAGCTGAAAGAATGGCAGATCTATCTAGACAGATAGGATCGTCATTTGGAAGATTGCAATCTGAGTTTGTCAATCCGTTATTAAGACGAGTTATTCGTTTATTAATTAAACAAGGTAAAATAGAAATTCCAAAAGTTAATGGTAGAGAAGTTAAAATAGTAGCGACTTCACCATTATCTCAAGCACAGCATCAACAAGATGTAGCTGATGTTATGAGATTTTCTGAAATCTTAGGTCAAACATTTGGACCACAAATGCTGAATATGGTTATTAAACAAGATGAAGTAGCTAGATATTTAGCTGATAAAATGGGATTACCAGAAAAACTAATAAGAGATCCAGCAGAACAACAACAAATAGTAAATCAGTTGCAATCTATGCAACAAGGAGCTAATATGGCTCCAAATGAGTTGGGAAACCCTGAAGAACAAGGTCCAATCTAAACAAGATTTAGAAATAGACCACATATTCGCTTCCGTATTTAATCAGCCAAATGGCAAAAAGGTAATCGAATATTTAGAATCATTAACTGTAAAATCTGTTGTATCTCCTCAAAGTTCCAGTAGTATGTTATGGCACTTAGAAGGACAAAGATATTTGGTTAATTTAATCAAATTAAAAATAAATAAAGGAATAAAAAAAGATGAGTGAAGAACAAGTACAAGATCAAGTAGATAATACTCAAGTAGAAGCTACTGAAGAAGTATCAGATATACCTGAGTATATACCTAGTAAATTTTGGAATACAGAAACCAAAGAGGTTAATGTTGAAGATTTAGGTGCTTCTTATAAAGCATTAGAAAAAAAACTAGGAATGAGGACAGATGAGCTGTCTAAACAAATTAGATCAGATATAGAAGCTGAGTTATCTGGTAAAGCACCAGAGCAATATGAAATTAATCCACCTGAATTACCAGATGGTGTTAATTTAGATATTGATCCAGAAATGCCATTATTACAATGGTGGGCTGATACTGCAAAAAAAAGAGGTTTAAGCCAAGATGAATTTGATGCTGGTATTAGAGCATTTGTAGAAAATGAAGTTAATGCTTTACCTAATATAGAAAATGAAAAACAATTATTAGGAGATAATGCAAATGAAAGAATACAATCAGCTGATTTATGGGCTAAGAAAAATCTAAGTCCAGAATCTTATGATGCAGTTGCTAGATTAGCATCTACTGCTGAAGGTGTTAGGGTTATAGAAGAAATTATGTCTTTAAACAAAGATGCTCCTATTCCTAATACTGAAACAAAAATAGATGTTAGTCCTGATCCATTAGATCTAAAAGCTATGATGAAAGATCCTAGATATTGGAAAGATGGAGAAAAAGATCCAGCCTATATTAGGAAAGTAACTGATCTTTATGAAAAATATTATAACCAAAAATCGGCTTAAAAAAGTCCAAATATACTGGAGAGATGCAATCAGTCATGCTGAATGGCTCTCTCCAGATGATGCAAAAAAATTTAAACCAGCAATAAACTATACAGAAGGATTCTTATTAGAAAAAAACAAAGATTCTACCATAGTCTTTATGTCCTGTAATGACACAGATATTGGTGATACTACAGTAATTCCTACAGAAAATATTAAATCTATCAAATTTGTGCGTTGATTTTTTAATTAAACTATGCCAGTGCTATAAAAAAGACCTCGCATAGCTTTACGATATGCCTGTTTGACAGATAACATATCAGCCCTATCGAGATAATCTTGATATAAACAAACGAACAAAGGAGATAAATTATGAGTTCGAGCATAAACAATGCTTTTATTACCCAGTTTGAAGCTGAGGTACATATGGCATACCAAAGAATGGGTGCTAAGCTAAAAAATCTTGTTCGTGTAGTTAATGGTGTATCAGGCGAATCTGTTAAGTTCCAAAAAGTAGGAACAGGTGAGGCAACATCTAAAGCAAGACATGCTGAGGTTGTAGCTATGAATATTTCTCACACTAACGTAACAGCTACTCTCGCTGATTTCTATGCATCTGACTATGTGGATAGATTAGACGAGCTTAAAACCAATATTGACGAAAGACAAGTAATTGCTAATAACGCAGCTTACGCTCTTGGAAGAAAAACTGACTCAATCATTACAACTGCTATGGCATCTGCAACTACACTAGCAAACAACGCTGGTGCACAGGGTGGTACAGTAGCAACTGATCTTAACATTGATAAGTTTAAAGAGATGCAAGCTCTATTTGGATCAAATGATGTTCCAGATGATAACCAAAGATATTGGGCTATTGGTCCAAATCAGTGGTCTGACTTATTAGCTGACGATCAGTGGACTAGACTAGAGTACATTGGTTCAGGAGAACTACCTTTCTCTGGCATGAATTATACTGCTAAGAGATTCTTAGGTTTCTTAACCTTCGTACATTCTGGACTAGATACATCTGGTTCAACAGATAGACATACAATCGCATGGCACAAATCATCAATGGGCTTAGGCGTTGGATCTGAAGTAAGAACTGAAGTAAACTACATTCCTGAGAAAGTAGCTCACTTAATGACATCTTACTTATCAATGGGTTCAGTGCTTATTGACACCAATGGTATTAGAGTGCAGAAGTGTGCAGAGTAAGGAGATAAACTATGGCTTATGAAACATCAAATCCAATTAAAAAAATTGGTCAAGCTGGAGATTCTAACTCCCTATGGTTCTACACAGATGATGATGCGATTGCAGCAATCGCTGCATCTGGTTATTTTAATTCGGCTACTAAGGAACTTAAAGAGAATGATATCATTCTTTGTGTAGGTTCTAACGGTGGTACACAGACTGTAGATATCTTAGTGGTATCTTCTGCTTCTGGTGCTGCTACTGTTACAGTAGTAAACGGATCATAATAGAATGGGGGGTTAATACCCCCCTTCTTACATAGGAGATATTATGGCAATAGCAGCAGCAATAAGAACAGCAGCGACAGCAGCTAAAAACTTAGTTAAAAAAAAGAAATTAAAAGAAGGTTTAAAAAAAGCAGTTAATGTAACTACTGAAAAAACTAGTGCATTAAAATCTAAAGCTAGTGAAGCAGCAACTAAAGTTAAACCAACAGTAGAAAAAGCTAAAGAAAAAATTAAACCAGCTGTAAAAAAAATCAAAGAAAAAACAGAACAAATAAAAGAAAAAGCAACATCAGGAATGATGGGTTTAAAAGAAAAAGCTCAACCTACTATTAATAAAGTAAAAGAAAAAATACAACCAACAATTAATAATGTTAAAGAAAAAGTAGAACCATTAGCTACAGCAATAAAAGACAAAAGTAAAAATTTTGTTAATAAAAATCCTATGATTAGTGGTGCAATAGCTGGAACATTAGCTACTTCTTTAATAGCTTCTGCTGCAAAAAGTTCTTATGTTTATAAGAAATTACCAGATGGTGATATTGAAATTAATTTATTGGGAGATAAAAGCAAAACAAAATTTATTTCTCCTAAACAATTAAGCTCACCAAAAGATATAAATGATATTAGAACTAATATAGCAGTATTAGAATCTATTGTTACTTCTGATGATCCTCAAAGTCAAAAAGAAAGATTTAGAGAAACTGTAGAATATTTAAATAATAAATACGGAATACATGAAATAACAGGTAAAGATTTAAGTATTAAATTACCAAAAATGTTATAATGGCAGTAACAAAAGTAGATATAGCAAGTAGAGCATTAGTTATGATAGGAGCTAATCCTATTTCATCATTTACAGATGATAATACAGAAGCTCTTACAGTTAATAATATTTACGAAGAAATAGTAGAAGCTACTTTAACAAGAGCAAGGTGGAGATTTGCAACTGGACAACAACAGTTATCTTTATTAACAGCTGCTCCTACAGGTAGATTTGAGTATGCATATCAAATGCCTACTAGTCCTCAAGTATTACAAATATTAGCAGTTACATGTAATGATGCTCTATTACAATATTCTAGATACGAAGATAAAATCTATTTAAATGGTTATGGATCATCTAGCACAGTAATAATGGATTACTTATTTAGACAAGACGAATCAAAGTTTCCACCATACTTTAGACATGCATTAGTTTATAAATTAGCCAGTGCTTTTGGTGGAGCATTGGCAAGAGATGCAGCAATCATTAGAGAGTATGACCAACTAGGTGAAAGACAAATTCTAATAGCTAAAAACACAGATGCACAAGAAACTACAACTAAAAGGCTTTCAACTGATAGGTTTATTACTGAAAGAAGGAGCAGTCGTAGTGGACTTGTTGTATCTTAATGCCCAGAAAAGTCAGACAAGTTTTTACAAACTTCTCAGCTGGTGAACTCAATCCTTTACTAAACGCCAGAACAGACGCTAAAGCATACTTTGAAGGTGCTAAACAGTGTCGTAATTGGTTTCTTTTAGACGAAGGTGGTCTAATGCGTAGACCAGCAACACAATATACAGCAACACTTCCAGCAGCTGCAAGATTAGCACCTTTTATATTTTCTAATGATGAAATAGCTATTTTTGCTTTATCTAATGGAAGATTAGATGTTTATGATTCTGACGGAGCTATTATCCAATCTAATATTACAGCAAATGTAAACTGGACTAGCTCTCAAATATTTGAATTAAACTTAGCCCAATTTGGAGATACAGTTTTTGTAACACATAGAGATAATCCTATTATTCAAATTAAAAGAACTAGTGCTACAACATTTACAGTTACAGCTTTTGCATTTGAATTAGATGAAGATGTAGTAGTATCTGGTGCATATAAAACTCATGCTCCCTTTTATAAATATGCTGATTCAAGTGTTACTGTTACTTTATCTACTGACGCAACTGGTACAGGTAGAACTATTACAGCATCATCTCCTATATGGACTGCTGATTATGTTGGGCATTATTTAAAAGTAGATGATAGACAAATTAAAATTACTGGATTTACTTCTACAACAGTATTAGTAGGAACTATTATTGAAGCTGGAATATCTGGTGCTGGACCTCATGCAAACTGGGAAGAAGAACTAATATCGACAGTTAGAGGTTATCCTCAAGCTGTATCATTCCATGATAATAGACTTTGGTTTGGTGGAGTAAGAGATAAACCTTCTGCTATTGTTGCTTCTAGAATAGCTGAATATTTTAATTTTGATTTAGGAACTGGATTAGCTGATGAAGCTATTAATGTGGCTATTGCTTCTGATAGAGTAAACGAAGTAAGACACTTATTTTCTTCTCGTAACTTACAAATTTTTACAGATGGTGGTGAATACTTTGTACCAACACCAGCTGATACTCAGGCAATTACTCCAAGTAATATTACTTTTCTTAGACAAACACCTTATGGTTGTAATAGAGCTGCTCCTGTGCCATTTGACGGAGCTACTTTATTTAGTCAAAAAAATGGTAAAACAATTAGAGAATATGTATTTTCAGATATTGAACAAGCATATAAATCAACTTCTGTTTCTGTGCTATCTTCTCAATTAATAGATACTCCTAAACAACATTCTATGATTACAGGCAACAATGAAAGACCTGAACAATTTGCTTTTTTTTTAAATAGTGGATCTACTCATTCTGGAAAAATAGCAGTATTTCATAGTATTAGAGATGAAAAAATTGCTGGTTGGACTATGTGGGAAACTAAAAGTGG